AGACCACTATCCTTGGTTGTGGGTACGGGATGGGGGCGGCAAAGTTCCAAGCGCAACTCAAGAACTTTAGAGTGGAGATTGAACTGGATGAAGCCAAGAGGATTATCAACACTTACCGCGAAACGTATCCGAAAATTACTGCGCTCTGGAAGAAAGCGGGCCTAGCCCTTGAAGCCATACTGCGTAACAGCGCAATGGGATTGGGTAGGGATGGCGTTCTCAAGATAGAAGGCAACAGCGGTGTTTTACTTCCCAATGGTTTGTACCTGCGCTATCCGAACCTGCGCATACTTCAGAACGAGGAAGGCAAGGCCGAGATGGTCTACGACACCAAGCGAGGCAAGGCTACGATACCCAATCGAATCTATGGCGGTAAGGTAATCGAGAACGTTTGCCAAGCGTTAGCTCGTATTGTGATCGGTGAGCAGATGTTAATGATTGCTAAGAAGTACAAGGTTGTGATGACTGTGCATGATGCAATTGCTTGCATAGCGCCGAAAGCCGAGGCTAAGACTGCGCAAGAATACGTAGAGATGTGTATGCGTATGCGCCCCAAGTGGGCGAAGGACTTACCGCTTAATTGTGAATCAGGATACGGACAGAGCTATGGAGCATGTTAACGGTGTACGCATACTGTGGAAATACTGGCACAGGCGGTTTCCCGAGATTCATTACTCATGGGAGCGATGGAGCTACAACGACCGCAAAGAATACTATGAAAAGCGTTTCCCTCCTGAGCAAGAAAGTTAATTTATGAAACAACTCATTTGGTCGTTCAGTAGTCTCAAGACTTTTCAGCAGTGCCCTAAGAAGTACTATCACACCAAGGTTGCCAAGGATGTAATCGAGGGGGATACAACCGCTACGTTGTACGGCAAAGAGATGCACACCGTTGCCGAGGAATACATTCGAGATAGCACGCCCATACCTGAGAAATTTGCGTACCTTAGATCTTCTCTAGATAGACTAAACGCCATCCCCGGGGAGAAGCATTGCGAGGTAAAACTAGGGCTAACCAAAGACCTAGAGCCTTGCGAGTTCTCAGCCGAGGGCGTGTGGTGGCATGGCATTGCCGACTTGGTTATCTTAAACCGCGACAAGAAGCTGGCCTACTCGGTCGACTACAAGACGAGCAAGAATGCACGCTACGCTGATATGGGTCAGCTAGACTTAATTGCCACTGCTTTGTTTGCCAAGTACCCCGAGATCGAGCGCGTTAAGTCTGCGCTTATGTTCGTAGTCAGTAAGGAATTCGTCAAGGCCGACCATGATGCCAAGATGAAGTCAGTGTATGTGCAGAAGGTGTTGCCCGATATTGAGCGACTTGAAGGCGCGTTCATGAGCGGGGTGTGGAACCCCAAGACAGGGCCACTGTGTAAGTGGTGTTCAGTTAAACAATGCGAGTACAACAAAGCATGAAAAACCCATTAGAAATTAAAAACCCTGTATTTAAATACTACGAAACCCATGTTGCCGCACTGGATTCTGAAGTGGCAATAAGCCATCCGGATTCTGGCTACAAAGACACTAGATTTAGCACGCTTACTTTCCGAGTTGATAACCGAGGCGGCTACCCCATGCGCATAGCCATACGTCTAGAAGGCCAAGAAAAGTGGCATCAACAACCCTCAGTAGGTGAAATTTCTATTGGCATTGTGGGTGATTTTGAAGCCGACGATTTAGTTTGCTTTTTGCAAAAAGCAGGATTGATGAGTATAGTTACGCTTGGAAAACACTACGAAACCGAGGAGTCATAATGCCTTATGTAAACAAACCCCGCCCCTACAAAAAGGAATACGAACAGCAAGTTGCCCGAGGCGAGTTGCCTAATCGCATGGAGCGTCAGCGTGCCCGTAACGAGTACGACAAAAAGAACCCTGACAATAATAACGACGGCACTGCGGATTCTAGGGAAGGCAAAGACATTGCTCACGTTAAAGCGTTGAGCAAGGGTGGTGCTAACAAGGATGGCACGAAGGTGCAGTCCCCAACGGCCAACCGCTCGTTCAAGCGTAACTCACAGCACAAGTTGGTGACTGAGACAAGCACCAAGGAACGTAAGAAGAAATGAAACTATCAGAGTATGACTGGCCGCGACCACACGGCTTTACCCCGTTCGATCATCAGAAGACCACCTCCGAGTTTTTAATCGGCAACCGCAAGAGCTTTTGCTTTAACGAGCAAGGCACAGGCAAGACCGCATCAGTGATTTGGGCGGTGGATTATTTGATGAAAGTTGGAGTAATTAGCCGAGTGCTTATTGTCTGCCCGCTGTCGGTGATGAAGGCCGCATGGCAAGAAGATCTCTTTAAGTTTGCTTTGCATCGCACAGTAGCTGTAGCCCACGGTGGAAGAGAGAAGCGCAAAGAAATCATTAACGGCCTTGCTGAGTTTGTCATCATTAACTTTGATGGCGTTGAGATCGTTAAGAAAGAAATCATAGCAGGTGGGTTTGATCTTATCGTGATTGATGAAGCGTCTGCGTACAAGAACGCGCAGACTGACAGATGGAAGACCATGCGGGACATTACCAAAGAGGTCAAGGGTCTGTGGATGTTAACGGGGACGCCAGCGGCTCAGTCGCCTGTGGATGCTTACGGATTGGCAAAGCTTGTGAACCCCCAAGGTGTGTCACCTTTCTTTGGTCAGTTCCGCGACACAGTCATGCACAAGATCAGTGACTATCGTTGGATACCTAAGCCCACTGCGGAAGCAACTGTGCACAAGATACTTCAGCCTGCTATTAGGTTTGAAAAAGCCGACTGCCTTGACTTGCCCGAGGTTACGGCAGTCGACAGAGAGGCCCCGCTCTCACCACAACAGATGAAGTACTACAACATACTCAAGAAGCAGATGTTAATTGAGGCAGCAGGAGAAGAGATTACAGCTATCAACGCCGCAGTAAAGCTCAACAAGCTCTTGCAAATCTCAGGCGGCGCAGTGTATTCAGACACAGGCGAAGTGATTGAGTTTGATGTGTCTGATCGCCTCAAAGTAATTAAGGAAGTGATTGATGAGTCAAGCCACAAAGTTCTTGTATTCGTTCCGTTTACGCACACGATTGAGTTGTTAACCAAATACTTAATTAAGAACGGCATCACATGCGATGTCATTAACGGGGCTGTGTCTGCTAACAGACGTGCAGAGATAGTCAAAGAATTTCAGAATCGTACAGACCCTAAAGTGCTTGTCATCCAACCGCAAGCGGCATCACACGGGTTAACACTGACTGCGGCTAACACTGTTATTTGGTACGCTCCCACCTCCAGTGTTGAAACGTATCTTCAAGCAAACGCACGCATCGACAGGCCCGGCCAACGCAATCCAATGACTATCGTACACATACACGGAAGCCCAACAGAGAAGCGTTTATATGCTTTGTTGCGTAACAACGTAGCGAACCATAACAAAATAATTGATTTGTACAGAGAAGAATTTCTAGACACCCCTTGACAATGTCAAATGTTGTGTTACATTAGAGTTTTATAAGGAGAATCAGATGGAAGAAGTTGAAGACAAAGTCACCTCCGTAGACTTGGATAGATTGACCTCAATCTATATCAAGATACGCGACAAGCGGGCGGCAAACAAGAAAGTGTTTGAAGCCGAAGATCAAGACCTCGAAGAGCAGATGAAAGTGTTAGCACAAGAAATGCTCGACGTATGCAAAGACATGAATGCCGACAGCATTCGCACCCCACATGGCACGATCATGCGTTCAATTAAGTCACGGTATTGGACGAACGATTGGGATTCAATCTACGGTTTCATTGAAGAGACCGGAGCATTTGGCCTGTTAGAGAAACGACTTCATCAAACAAACATGAAAGACTTTCTTGCTGAGAATCCAGACCTTTACCCCAAGGGGCTAAATGTCGAAAGTGAATACACCGTGGTAGTTAGACGTTCTAAGGAAAATTGAAAATGAGCAACATTACTATTCTTAATGAAGACCTCCCCGAATTCTTGCAAACCGCAGGAGTTAGCGACCTCACACGACAACTCGCAGGTCGTACCGGAGTCAAACGCATTGTGCCCAAGAATGGCATCTTTCGTAAGACAGTCGGCGGTGAAGAGATGGGCAAGGTCAAAGGCAATCTGCACGCTGTGATTGTTAACGCATCTCCTGCTGTGGGTCGTATCTTCTATGCTAAGCAGTGGAGCCCCGATGCCGAGCCGACTGCGCCCGATTGCTTCTCTAACGATGGACGTGCACCCGATGCAGGTTCAGCTAACCCACAAGCAGAGCGTTGCGATACTTGCCAACAGAACGTCAAAGGCTCAGGCCAAGGCAACTCTAAGGCTTGCCGTTAC